CTTGAATATCCAAACAAACCAATAATTAAGGTTTCTTCTCCATTGGTGGGAGCTTTAGCATCTAGTATTGCTGATAACATAATAAACAAAGGGGGTTCTTCTGCCGTTCATTCTGCCGTTCGTTCTGCCGTTCATTCTGCCGTTCATTCTGCCGTTCATTCTGCCGTTCATTCTGCCGTTCATTCTGCCGTTCGTTCTGCCGTTCGTTCTGCCGTTCGTTCTGCCGTTAGTTCTGCCGTTCGTTCTGCCGTTCGTTCTGCCGTTGGTTCTGCCGTTAGTTCTGCCGTTGATTCTGCCGTTCGTTCTGCCGTTGGTTCTGCCGTTGGTTCTGCCGTTCGTTCTGCCGTTCGTTCTGCCGTTGGTTCTGCCGTTCGTTCTGCCGTTCATTCTGCCGTTGGTTCTGCTAAGCTCACTTGGCACGAATGGTTTGGGGGACAATTCTGGGTCGGTGGGTGGTGGGGTTCGCCAAGCTCTATTTCGTTCTTCACAGACGTGTGTGGGCTTGAATTAGAAAAAGACATCGCGGAACGAGCTGAGATATATGACAAACTACTCCGTTCAGTAAACTACTTTTGGACAAACAGACACTTCGTTATGGTTTGCGCCCGACCCAAAAGAATCTGCCGAAACGAAAGCGGGCAATTACACTCCGACCAAGTAAAAGCCATAGAATATCCAGACGGTTGGGGACTTTACGCACTAGATGGGGTTGTCCTACCAGAAGAACTTTGGAAGAAAATTATCTCCCAAACAATGTCCCTTAAAGAGATAATGGCGATAGAAATCTCTGACCAAAGAACTGTCGCATTAAAGTACAACCCCGAAGCAATCATTAAAGAAAACGCCACACTTGTTCACAAAGACCACAGAAACAATGAGCTTTATAAGATTGAAGGAATGGACATAAACAAAGAATTAGGTTTTCCGAAAATCTGGTTTCTTAAAATGCTATGTCCCACAGGGCGAACCTTCATAGAGGGGGTCCCGCCAGAAGAAGCCGAGAAAAATCCAGACGCAACAGCAATGCAAGCCCTTTTATGTGGTTTAACAATGCAAGAATATATAGACTTAAAATTTGAATCATAAAAATGGCAGATAGAGTTTACAAAAAATTATCAGCTAATTAAAAAGGAAATATGAAAGAAGAACCTAAAATCTTGAAAGAGGGAGAAAGCACTTACCGAAATGGTGGTGGCTCAATGTGCGGTGGGGTGGTGAGCCAGAGTATGTTTGATAGCGACCCTTGGGCTTACATGATGGCTTACTATATGGAAGATGATAAGTTTGAGGTTTATAAGAAATTAAAGGCAAGCACTGGTAAGGCAGACCAAAAATCAGCGACAGAATGGTTCAAGAAATATGCCAAAAGTGCTATCTAAAAACCCATGCCCCCACAAATAAAACAAGCTAAACTAGAAACCCTTGAGGCGATTATAAAAGAGGTGGAGGGGAGAGAGACTCACACGATTGATGTTGGCGATTTAGTGGAATGTAAAAAAGATTTAATAGACAAAGACGACCTCCTCACCAAGTTACAAGCAGAGAAGGAGTTAATAGAGAATGAGAAGTAATATGAAAGACGACTTAAAGAGATTATTAAATGAGTTTGTGGAAGAAACACGGAATTATCGTAAGACAAAGAAAGATTTACAATTCACAAGTGAGATGCCGCCTGAATTTGAGATTGTGGAGAGAGAACCAACCCTAAAAGATTTAATCTTATGGTTGAATGATGAAATTGGTGGAGAAGATTGGGACTATACAAAACATTATTAAAAAACGAGATATGAAACAATATAAAAGATTAAATGTTTGGCTAGAAACAGCCGAGAGGTTGAAGAAAAAAGCCAAGAAGGAGAATACGACAATGATCAAATTATTAGATATCTTTAGTAGAAAGTGATATACTTTCTTTTATGCCCATAAAAAGAAAACTAAAGAACCTTGCCGGCACAGCTAAGCTTGTAGGCTATGATGTCCCCAAGGAGATTCTTAAAAGAACCTTTAGCTCATCTTATACCCACAAAAAGGTATTTGGAGACAGCTTTGGTAAGAAAAAATAATGAAATTAAACTTTATAAATATTGCTATATGCACCAGCATAGGTGTTTTAGTTGGATTTGTGTTTATGAAAATATTTTACCCGGTTAATATGTGTTTACTGTAAAAAGACTTTTTTATAGAAAGTTGATCCCAAAACGCGAACACTAATAGGCGTATGTCCCTCTGGTTTTTTACACAAACAAAAAAGCCGACCCGTCCCGTTCTCCCTTTGTAAGGGTTTACGTTTTAATTTGGTCAGCTTTTTGCTTTTTGACTGTTAGAACGGGATTGAGCCACACTTAGCACAATCACATTTCTCGTCTTTTTGCTTTTTGCTTTTTTCTTCTTCTCTTATAACCTCTCTATCTAGTAAAACACGATATCCCAAGTCTTGCCCCTCGTCTCTTATTGAGTAGAGACCAATAGTCCCCACGATCTTGTTTTTATAAGATAGCTCTACAAGTATACGAGTATCGTCTCCTGTGCTTTTCTTGCCCCCTCTTTCATTTTTTAGTGTTGCGTATAGTTTCATGGCTAGTTATAAGTCCCAAGCTTAAAAGCTCTGACATCATTTAGCTCTGAATAATATACGCCTTCACGGGCCTCAAGCTTTATTTTTCCACACATGAGGCCCATTTCCTTGCAATAAGCTCTTATGGCTTCCTGTGGAGTAAGTTTCCTGTGTAAACAGTACCATATCCACTCGCCACTATCGCCTATATGCTCAACCATTGTTAAATGGTCTTTTTTGTAATCCATATTCAATTATCAAAGAACGGAACGACGGTATATTTACCGCATAAGCTCGCCTATAAGCTAAGCGAGCCAAGCGGAAAACTATATATTTTCAAGCATCTCTGTATATCTAGCACACAAATTAGCTTTTTCTGAATATTGCAAATCTGAATTGTTCACCTTGTCCCTAAATTCTGAATATTCTATTTGCCCAAGATTTTCTATATAACCGCATTTTTTAATGTAAGCCCCTAGCTTTTGTTTGTCGCTTTCTATACCCTTCAAAAACATTTGATATTTCATATTTTTATTTAATTAGGTAAACATTTAAACCCGTAATAAATAGGACAAAAATCAAAAGTGATAATTTGCCATAAGCCCCAAAGCACAAAACCGATCACGAAAGATAGAACAAGTAAACGGATTATATTAAATAAAACATTTCTTTTTCTTTCTTTCAGAAACTCTTTTCCCCGGTACATAATATTATTTGTTAGCTAATAATATTCCTTCTGTTCACAATTAGAGAATATCATAGAAATTTAAAATAGGTGTGGATAAGTCCATCTTCTTTACAAAGAGCCAAAAACGGGGCTCTATAATGCGATATAATGGCTTTGAAATTTAATTCACGATATAATAATCATATACCAAAGAGCTTTAGAAGTTGTACAGGGCTATTAATACCGAGCCCGCATTGTCCCGAAAAGGGAGTAAGCATAAACAGCTTGTCTGATAATCTGTACATATAATAAAGCTCTACTCAGACAATTAGAACAAGTCTAAAACCGTCCAAGGCGGTATTCAAGCTTTACGCGTAGGCAAGTAGTATTGTATAATTCCTATATAGATAAATATATGATACATCCAAGATATAAGAAGTTTTTAGAAGCTTTACCAAGAAATAATAATAATGTCCTTAGAAGTGCATTAGAAGCAGGATACTCCGAAACATACGCAAGAAAAAACGGAAAAGCGATAATGAGAAATGCTCTTAGAGCTAGTGCTAATGCTATTATAGAGGATACGGAAGGAAAGGAGATAACCAAGACGGAAGGAAAGAGAATGATGTTGGAGATTATGGGATATACTCCTCAAGATGTAGTAAATAGGTTGAGAATGGTAGCAGATCAAGAGAAAGATCTATCAAGTAAACTCAAAGTATTAGCCCCATTAGCTAAAGAATTAGGAGTTATACTCAATCCTGATGACGAACAAAAGACTATTGTCCCCACTCTGAATATCGGTGTAGTAATGGAAGAACCCAAAGCCCCACACGATAATACAGAGATAAGAGAGATAGACGGAGAGATGACGGAGGATATAGAGAGGGGATAGTGGGGGGTAGGGTAGAACCAAGTGAAATGTTGGGTTAATTTAAATATATGTCCCCCCTCTAAAAATCCTAAAATATAAACATTGACAAATGAACGATAATGTTGAACAATTAGTAAAAGCCTATGAAGACTTAGGAAAGAGGTGGCTCACTGGAGAGGTTAAGATAGCTTCTTTTGGAGATATGAAGCTCACCCCTAACCAGATTAAGTTTATTAATGACAAATCTCCTGAACTTTTGATATCTGGAGGTTATAGAAGTGGAAAGACTGTAGCTATGATAGTTAAGTTGTATTTGTTGTCTATGTTTTTCCCCGGTAACTCTATTCTTTTAGGAAGAAAGACTATATCGGATATTGAATTGACCCTGTTGCCCGCTATTGAGGATATCTTTCCAGCTGGGACATATGAGATTAGAAGAGGATATAAGAAGATAACATTCCCTAATGGTTCTGAAATTCACTATATGGGACTAGATACTGCTGTTTCAGGGGATGATACTAAGAAAGCTACGCAGAAGATTAGAGGTTTGAACTTGGGTGCTGCGTTTATAGACCAGTTGGAGGAGGTAGATTATCTTATCTGGGAGCAGTTATCTGGTCGTATGAGTAGAGATGTGCCTTTTCATCAGAGAGCTGCTACTACTAACCCTGCTAGGTTCTGGGCTTATGATCACTTCAAGGCCAATCCAAGACCCGGAACATCCTTAATTGAGACAGGTATGTTGGATAACAAAGCTAACTTGCCTGAAGGGTTCATAGAACAACAGCTTCAGAAGGGTGAAATGTATGTTAAGAGGTTCGTTCACGGTGTTTGGGACACAGATACTATGATTGATGGTAGAGTATTCTCTGTGGATGTTGATAAGGACCAAGCTTTTTATATCAAACCTCCTTTAAGAGAAGTTTCTGGAATTAAAATCTTTGTAGAACCTGACAGGAATCATAAATATCAGATAGGTATTGACCCTTCTATAGGTGCAGAGGACCCTTGTGCGATAGTTTGTGTAGATACTATCACTGGAGAGGTCGTTGCTACCTATACAGACTTTGTTCCGACTAACGTAATTACTGCAAAGGCTATTATTTTAGCTGAAATGTATGAAAAACCTCTGATTATTCCCGAAGCTACGGGTGTTGGACAAGCTTTGGTTGAGGATTTGAAGAAACAATACGAAAGAATCTACGAAAGAGAGGTATTTTCTCAAAGAGAGAAGAAATCCATAGACAAATTAGGTTTCTATACTAACTATGCTACGAAAATTCAGCTCATTGAAAACACAATCAAACTCTTTCAAAGTAAGTGGCCGAAGATTAGAGACAAAAAGATAACAGATCAGCTACAAGCGTTTCAGTGGAGTGATGAAGCAAAGAAAAAAGGCGCTGGTGCTCCGCCTCCATATCACGATGACATGGTTATGGCGATGATGCTCGCATATTGGGGATTAAAACCTGTCGCTTTGAGAGAAAGAAACATTCTTGATAATAGACATAAAACTCCTAAGGTTGTAAAATATATATATACATAAAAATGAGTTCAGATACATACAAGAGAGACAATCTCACAAACTTTTACAGGGATATTGAGATGCCCGGTGGTTGGAGCTTTAATCAACCAGAGCAATTAAAAACAACAGACCTGTATTATAATTCACGATATAGAACAGGACAATACGACCCCCAAGGGTATCGTAAGTTTTTCTATAACATAGTTAAACCAACTTGTGATATTGCAACAAAATTTATTGACATAGACACTGGGAATATTACCTTGCACCCAGAACATCAAGGAGAAGACTTAAAAATTTTCTTGATGCAGAAAAGATTAAAGCAGTGGCTCAAAGAAGAAAAGATAGGGGTCTTGTTTAATGACATGACATACTTCTGGCCTATTTATGGTCATATCGTTTTGAAGTCTGCAAAAGGAAGTTGGCATCTTGTTCCGATACAGAACTTGAGAATGGACACTGCTTCTAAGTGGCTCAAAACTTCTAACTACGTTTACGAGATAATGGATATGTCTCGTTCAGAGATTGATGAAATGGGCTGGGACACAGAGGAACTATATTCAAGGGGAGATGATGAATCATTTGTAATTTATGATTGCTACGAAAAAGAAGGAAAGAAATGGAGACACACCATCACAGCTGATTTGTGGTCTATCTCTACTAAAGATGGAATTAAGCGTTCTGTTGAGAGTGAGATAAATCGACAGGGAGAGTCTTGGATTGGTTCTATAACTCTAGTTGATGAGTTGGTAGACAAACTTCCTTACAGAGAATTGAAGTGGGAACACGTGCCCGGCAGATGGTTGGGAAGAGGTTTTGTTGAATACTTAGAAGATAACCAAGTTTCAAGAAACGAAGCAGAAAACCTAGAAAGAAAAGGATTGGTATTCTCTGCACTCAAACTCTGGCAGACAAGAGACGATACCATTGGTGGTCAAAACATTCTGACTAGAGCACAGAACGGAGACATCGTTCGTGTTGAAAGTGAAATCACCCCTATTGCCATGGAGGAAAGAAACCTTGCTCAGTTCAACGAGACAAGGGCTAATTGGGATGCAAACACAGAAAGAAAGACATTTACTTCTGATATAACTACTGGAGCATCTCTACCTTCAAGAACTCCACTCGGAGTAGCAAATCTTCAAGCAACTCTCGCTTCATCTTTCTTTGAAAGAAAAAGAGAAGACTTGGGATTGTTTATTAAAGACTGGTTAGTTGAAGATGTTATCCCTGCATTTAAGAGCGACACAGCTAAAGAGATGGTTATGTACTACGGTTCTTCTGATGAAGATATCGACTGGTTAGACAAAGCTATTTCTGACACTATCGTTGGAGAAGCCGTTGTTAATTACGCTACTAAGACAGGATGGTTCCCACCTAAAGAACAAAGAGAGTTGGCACGTGTAAGAGTAACTGATGAGCTTAAGGGAAGAAAAAGTAGATTCTTAAAAATCCCCGCAAACTTCTGGAAGAATGCAAAGTTCATGGTTGATGTAGATATCACAGGAGAGTCTATGGACACCTCAGCACAGAGCCAAGTTCTTCAGATTGCACTAAACATAGTTGGAACTAACCCAGCCGTGTTGCAAGACCCAGTATCTCGAAACATTCTTTACAAATTATTAAATCTAGGAGGAATAAATCCAACCTCTCTAGGTATGACACCACAAGCTTTACAAGCACAGGCACCACAATTACCTCAAGCTGGATCTATAGCCAGACCACAAGCAACATCAGGAGTAGGACAAGTAACACAAACCCTATAATATGAAACTGACACCAGAAGAAATACAATTTTTTCAAAAGATATCAGGGACAGAGGTTGGGGATTTTCTTGTTGCTTACATGAAAAAGCTTCAAGACCACGTTTATGATTCCAGAGGATGGAAAGAGGGGGATTCTAAAGACACAGCAAAACGAACAGCAGAAACCTTACAAGAGCTTGTCATAGACAAGATACGAAAAAAGGGGGATAATAATACTGTAATCGATATATATTCATAGTATATAAGGGGGCTATAAGGGGGCTGCCGCATCCACCAACGCAGATTTATTAGAGTAACCATCTCATAAAATGGAAGAAAACACAGAACAACAGGAAGTTCAAACAAATCCTGAAGAAGCCACTGAAGCTCAAGAGGAAACGGTCACCCTCACGAAAGCAGAAGCGGAGAAACTTCAAAAAATGGCTCAGATAAGTTCTCAGAACTTTGAAAGAGCAAAAAAGGCCGAAGAGATAGCTCGTTCTTTGAAAACAAAAAACGAAGAGCTTACAAAATTACAAGAAACAGGGGATGTCCAGACCTTCAATCCAGAAAAGCTAGAAGAAAGAATTGAAGAAAAGGTGTCTCTGCGAATGGCAGGGCACTCACCAGACGAAATAGCAGAAATTGAAAAGTTTGCTAAAGGAGCTGGCATCAGTTTAACCGAAGCCGCAAACCACCCACTTATTAAAAAGGGAGTCGAGAGTTTGCGTCTGGAGAAAAAGTCTGACGAACAAACCCCATCTCCTTCTAATAAAGTTAAGATATTCAACGGCAAGCCTATCGAAGAGGTGTTCAAATCGGGCACTTCATCTGAGAAGCAAGCTGCTTGGGAATCAAGACTTAGAGGAGGGGTTAAAACTAACGAATAATGGCTGTAACATCAGATCCATTTACAGGTACAGACTTAGCTTCCGTTATTTCTGAAACTTGGACAACCATCGTTAATGAAAAGACCTTCAACGACACAGTTTTGGCAAACTTCATTACCGACTTGTCTATGTTCGCGAAAGAGGGAAGCGACATCTTCCACGTGCCTGATTTCTACACCAACGCTTTGACAGTGGCAACACAGTCAACACAAGGTGCTGAAATCACAACTGCATCACCGGCTACTGTTGATACAACTCTTACTATCGATACCCACAACTATGTTGCTTGGATAATCGGTGACAAAGACCTTCAACAGATTGCTTCTATTTACTCAGTTAACGAAATCTATGCTAGAGAGGCTGTAAAGCTTCTTACTGAAGCACTAGAAGCTGCTATCGCTGCATTGTGGTCAAGCTTGTCTACAAACGCTATCGGTGATACCGCTACAGTTTTGTCAGACGCAGAAATCAGAAGTGCACTTAACGCTATGGAATCAGGAAAGTATCGCCTCTCAGAGTGTGCATTCTTCTTCCACCCATACGTTTTTTGGAATCAGCTTCACGCTGTAACAAAGTATTACCAACAGTATTCAGTAGGTCCAGCAAATGCTGCAGGTCCAGTTAACACAGGAAACTTCCAGTCAGAAGGATACATGCTGAATTTCAAGGGTGTACTTTACGGTGTGCCTGTATTCACAACCACGAATATCGTTTCAGGTCTTCAGACTTACAGAAACCTTCTTTTGCACAAGAGTGCACTAGGTTTCGCAGTCCAGACAAGAAATGGTAATCCAGTTAGAGTGCAGATGGAGAACTCAATCAGAAACCTCGGTATGCTTGCTGTCGTAGATATACTCTTCGGCGTAAAGGTACTTAGAGAGCCTGCTGCAGTTCTTTTGAACGCATCTAGCGCATTTATCGGTTCTTAATCGATTGTTGCTTGGGTATTATTGCTCATCAAGATACCCAAGTAATGAGCCAGCAATCAAATGGAAACACTACAAGGCCCAACGGGCAACATAAAACCACATCGAATAGAAAACCCCCAGGCCACATTCTGGTTTCAACGCCACGATGGATCTATATTCTTTACCACCGAAAGAGAAGCTTGGATGGTTTATAATGGACGAATTCAAACTCTGTACAAAGTTCCACCACCAAAGCTGATAGGGGTTTCAGACGGTACAATTTTTTACCAATCAGTAAAAGACGCACACCAACTCTACGCAGAAGGAAAGGTCGAAGAGGCTGTACAAAAATTAAAAGAGGGAGAAAAGCTAGAAATGGAATCAGGTTTAGGTAAATTAAGAGCTCCAATAAATTATGATTCTGTTGATAAATCTGGTTTTCCAGTAGACAGATCAAAACTATGAGATATACAGACAAAACAGAAAAAAGAGTATTTGAGGAGCTAAAAAAAATACAATCCAAAATACCTAAACATCTACTGGAAGCAGCCGTCACAGTTCAAAAGGCAACTCCAACAATAAAGATGGTGTTTGAAAAAGCGCTGGAGAGCGACACAATCTCTGAGGAGAAGAAACAAGAAATAAGAGACCAGCTAGCTACCGGTAAATATGACAGAGAGATTGTGGTAGAAAACGCTAAATACACAAAGATGATAGATAACTTCGTCAGCAGAGAAATTAATAAAGCAATTAAGGAGGGTAGACTTCCACCGAGAAGCCATATTAAAAACTTTCCAAGTATGAAAAAATTCTATGAAAACGAAAAAACAAGTGATTAAAGAAATGATTGATAATCATCAGGAGGATCTCTATAAAATGGAGATAGTAAGAGACTATCAATCTACAATAGAGACACCCCAAGCAAGAGAACAGGTAAATTCTGCAAAAAAAAGAATTGAAGACATCACCAAGCAAATGGAATGGCTGAAACAACAATAAAAACAATAGGCGTTTCAATATCCGATCACTTCACAGTTCCATGGGCTTTCATGGAGAGCATAATAGCAACATTCAAAACTTTCCCCGACATAAAGATTGTCAGAGCTCACGGTTCACTAATACACGACAACAGAAATTTTTTGTTAAAGACCGGGGTAGCGCCTTTGCTGATGGTAGATACTGACATGGTCTTTACTCCAGACGACGTAAAGCTACTTCTAGAAACAATGGAATCTACTGGCGCTGATATTGTGGGGGGTCTTTACAAGCAAGGATACCCGCCATATCCTCCTGCCGTATTTGATGACAATCTAAACATCATATCTAATATACCAAAGGAGCCTTTCGAGGCGGGCGCCATGGGTATGGGCTTTACCTTGTTAAATCACAAAGCTCTTGGTGGAGAATCCCCTTTTGATCCCATTATTGATGCAACCCAAAGACACGGAGAAGATGTTTCTTTTTGTATAAGAGCTAAACAAAGAGGTTTAAAAATTGTTTGTGAACCAAGAGTAAATCTAGGACACTTAAGACTAAGGCCGGTATGAGAATTGTGGGTTTTATGGTCTGTGGACCAAAAGAAAAGTATTTAGAAAAGACATTAAAAGAGTTCAAGAGACTTTGTGATGATGCTTTAATAGCAACCAACAACGCTGACAAAGAGACAATCAAACTTATAGAAAGTTATGGCTTCAAACACTATGAAGACAACAGGGAGTGGGGAAAGTTCCAGCCAGACATAAAAACTGAACTATTAAAGAAGATTGGGGAACTTAATCCAGACTGGATCGTTGCTCTGGATGCAGATGAGGTGTTCGCACCAGAATTTACTAGAGAGGAAGCAGAGAGGTTGGTCTCATCTCAACCTAAAGAAATTGCTTTCTACTTTATGATAGTAAATCTTTACAATGACGAGGAACACTTTGCTCATTCAGCCGGAATACAACGATTTTGGAATATTAGATTTTATAAATATCTTCCAGAGCACGGATTACAATTTTTAAGAAAATCTTTACATTGTGGTCTTGCCCCACCAGTATCTTACAGGTATGGATGGCACGCCCCATTTTATGTGCTTCATTATGGTTTGATGTTGCCAGAAGATAGACTAAGGAAACAGGAAAGGTATTTAAAGTATGATCCCAACAAACAATTTAAAGCGGGTGCATACTACGATGAATTAGGTCAAGAACTTCCGATGAGAAAGTTTGATCCAGGGGGCCTACTCAATAAGCTAAGAAATATTCCTGAAACGCAACCCAGGACAACGCCAAAAATAATATGCGAATAGCTTTTGTTGGAAAATTTAGAAAGATGCATGACGAGGAGTATATAGCTCGTTCCTTTGAGATGCTGGGACACACAGTAGATAGGATAGAACAAATAACTCACCCAAGAGATGTAATGCAATATATCAGAGAACATACACCAGACATACTGCTTTATACTAAATGGGATATTCCTGTTGAAATGTTAGACGCATGCAAAGTTCTACATGTTAAGACCGTATGCTGGCTTTTTGATTTGTATTTTGATTACTCTAGAGAGTGGCAAGTAAATAATAAAACCTTTTTCCGTTCGCAGTATGTATTTACTACTGACGGAGGACACGATAAAAGATGGAAAGAACACAATATTAATCACCGGTGTGTTCGACAGGGAATATATAAAGAGGAGTGTGAAATGCTAGAACCAACACCCAGAATCGAAGTTGTGTTTGTTGGCAGTAAATCTCCCATATATCCAGAGAGAAATGAAACAATGAAAAGACTTGCGAATGATTTCAAGTTTAAGTGGTTCGGAGAACGTAATACTGATGAGATAAGGGGGCTACATTTAAACCGACTTTTCAGCGCTTCACACATAGTTGTTGGGGATTCATTCTACTCTCCGCACTATTGGTCCAACCGAGTTGTTGAAACATTGGGTCGCGGTGGTTTTTTAATTCACAGAGATGTCCCGGGAATAAAAGAAGAGTATCCAGACTTAGTGACTTACGATGGTACATATGAGGATCTAAAATCAAAAATAGAATACTATCTTAAAAATGAATCTGAGAGGGTTGAAATAATAAAAAAGAATTTTGAACACGTTAAAAATAACTATACAATGGATAAAAAATGCCAAGAACTCTTAAACTACATTTCATAGAAAACTTCTCTGAAGGAGACGCTGACAGACAGCTCGTAGCCATGAAGAAGGTGTTCGAATTTACAACCGCGGAAGATGCTGATTTTTTATACTTGGCTTCTATTTTTAAGATGGACGAAGCAAGGCAAATCGTGATTAATAATAAGAAACCATTAGTTATTTACTGTTGGGACTATTATAAATGGGTTCACGATAAAGGTGAAGCGCTATGGCAAAGATATGCGGCTTTCTTAAAAAGAGCCAGTTTGATATTGGTTCCCTCAAAAGCCCAGCAGTTAAGATTGAAAGAATTATTAAATCTTGATTCCGTGGTAGTAAAAACTGGAATACCTATATACGAACACGAAGTTACAGATGAGAATTTTATTCTAGACCCAGTTAGATATTATCCAGAGGAAAATCAATATTGGGCTGAGGAAGCGGCAAAGGAGTTGGGCATACCGATAATTCACTCGGAACATCAGTACTCCGAGGAAGAGTTTAAAAAGCTTGTGGCTTCTTGCACATTTTTGACGTGTGCTTACAGAGAAGCATCTACCGGGGGACTAAGTTTAATGGAGGGCGCATATCTGGGTAAGCCATCCTTGGTTTCCAACTCACCTTACATGGGAGCATCTGATTACCTGATGGACAACGGCTATTATTTTCAGTATAATGATTTTGAAGACCTTAAGAAGCAAATGAAAATGCTTTGGGAAAGACGACCTAAAGTAGATGGTAAGAAAGCTCTGGTTGGTTTTGATTACGATACAATGGCACAGAATATATGCGAAGCCGTCAAGAAATCAGTAATAGGTTAGAACAATATTCTGGGGCAAATCTAATATATACTGATTTTGGGTATATAGCTTGGCAGGTTTCCACAGGTGAAAATGTAGAACTTTTGTTTATAGAAACGAAGGAACAAAGAAGGGGTTATGGGAAAAAGCTAGTGCAGTTAATGTGTCAAAGTATTAATCCATTCAACTCAGTTTTTGTTTTTAGATTAAAAGAAAACGAGAACGCTGGAAAATTTTATAGATCCTTGGGTTTTAAAGAATATAACATAGAGGGTCTGTATAAAACAAGGGCTGTCTTAGGAGTTGTGTCATATAAAAAACTATGTCAAAACCTATCGATAAATTAGAATTTTGGAAAGAGAGAATTAAGAACGCACCAAAAGATCACTTTAGCGTTTATATAACTTCGGAATCAGACTGGAAAAGAATTAATGAAGCTCATCAAGAACACTTTAAAAAAATTAAAGGCAGAGTTTTGGACGCTGGCTGTGGCTACGGAAGAAATTCAATTTACTTTGAAGATTATGTTGGGGTTGATTTTTCTCCTGACTTTATTGAGTTAGCAAAAGAGAAATTTCCAGACAAAGAGTTTATGGTCGCCAACCTTAAAAGTCTTCCATTCAAAGACAAAGAATTTGATTGGGCTTTTTGTGTATCGATAAAGGCGATGGTTAAGAATAACCTTGGAGAAGAAGAGTGGCTTAAAATGGAAAAAGAACTTAAAAGAGTTGCAAAACAGGTTATGATACTTGAGTATGAGAACCCAGAACCAATTGAGTTATTATGTGAATAAACTCCAGAAGGGAGAGAGGTTTAGTCTGGCTCGATACGGAGACGGGGAGCTTTATTGTATATGGGGAAAGAGGGGGACAAATTCAAATGGGTGTCATTATACAACTGAACTGAGAGAAGCCCTTATAGAGTCTTTAAAACCAAAAAAGAATTTTATTCACGGCTTACAAAGGGTCTTGCCCAGAGACGAAGAAAGAATAGTTAAAGAGTATCCAGATATAGACTGGCACGATACCGAATTTCTCAGCGAAGCTGTTGCAAATGGGGAACTTTTCCCGCTCATTGAACAGTTGAGAAGAATGCGAGTGGCAACAATATACAAACGCAACCCCAGCAAAATCATTAATAACGAGTTTAGTTTTATTGTTCCACCAAGTAATTCATATGACCTGCGGGAAGATATTGTAAATTGGGTTAAAAACACCCCCGCAGATGTTTTTCTATTTTCTTGCGGAATGGCCGCTAACGCATTGATATATGAACTACACGGCATAGATGCTTGGTTAATAGATGTTGGGCACATATGGGATCCTTTCTTTGACGAGATGTCTCGATGTGATTTATTAGACAAAACCAAAGAGGACATAAATAAAAACTTAAATGGTAGGTAGCGTAGTATTGGCAACAGAACAGGGACTTGGATATTTAGCGAAAGATTTCTTCGATAATGGAATTATTGACGTGGTTCACGTGAAACATCATTCTAGCAGAACCAATCACTACGAATGGTATCCAGACAGAGTTTCAGAAGAAGAACTTTTAAAATGTGATACGCTGTTGTTTTTTGAAACACCTTTTAATTGGAAGTTAATTCCTAAAGCAAGAGAGCTGGGGATAAAAACTGTATTAATGCCAATGTATGAGTGTACCAACTACCCGCTTCCTTATGTTCCAGACCTAATTCTGTCTCCTTCTAAACTAGATCAGATATATTATCCAGACAGTACATTGGTCACCGTTCCCGTAACTGCTAAATGGAAACTTAGAGAAAGAGCTAAGGTATTTGTTCACAACGCCGGTAACGGTGGTTTGGGTGGTAGGAATGGGACAAGAGAACTGATCGAGGCAATGAAACACGTAAAGTCCGATGCCAAACTTATAATAAGGTCTCAGGTTCCAATTACTAGCACTATGTCCACTATCGATATAAAAGTTGGAACCTTTGATGACATCTGGTCGGAGGGAGATGTATTCATATTTCCAGAAAAATTTAATGGGCTGTCCTTACCTATTCAGGAAGCTTTTGCTTCTGGTATGCCTGTTATGTGTGGGGATAGATTTCCGATGAATGACTGGTTACCTAAAGACACATTAATCCCTATTGAAAAATATAAGAAAGAAAGGTTGGCAGTTGAGTTTTGCTCAGCCGTATTCAATCCCCTAGATATAGCCAAAACTATCGACAGGTGGTATAATCAAGATATTACCAATCTATCTCTCCTAGGTAAGAAATGGGGGGAACAAAATTCGTGGAAACACCTAAAAGAAACATACAAAAAACTTCTGTCTGTGTAATTGGAGGGGCGGGCTTCCTGGGTTCACACCTGGTAGATCACCTAATAGAAGACAGAGAATGCGAAGTGCTAGTGTTAGATAACCTTATTTCTGGACAAAAGAAATTCATACACCCTAAAGCAAAATTCATATGGTTCGACATAACAGGATCTGAATCTCAACTAAGAAAGATATTTGAACAATATAAAATAGAGTACGTTTTTAACTATGCCGCAGAGCCATATATTCCAGTTTCATTTGAAAGACCAATGCATGTCTTTGAAATAAACGCCACAGCAGCATTAAGGGTTATGAATGCCTCACAAGACGCTGGGGTTAAAGCAATTCTCCAAGTATCTTCGGCAGAAATATATGGTGATATAGACGGAGCAATAACAGAAGATTCTAAGGTAACCCCACACTCAACTTATGGTGTAGCCAAATCAGCATTAGACGGACTGGTTCAAGTAAGGTGGAAAGAGGGCAAAACGCCAGCGATAGCCATGAGACAATTTAACTGTGTTGGTGAAAGAGAGACTCACGAATATGTAATACCAGTAATCATAGAGCAGTTAGAAAAAAGCAACACAATTAAGCTGGGGAACAATTCATCTAGAGACTTTCAGTACGCAGGTGATGCCGTGCGAATGGCTGTTTCATTACTAGAAAATGGAGAGTTCGGAGAAGTGTATAACATGGGTTCTGAAGATACGATTAAGATATATGACCTTGCCAAGATGATAGGAAAACTTATGGGACACGACGAGGTTAATGTAATTGAAGACCCAGAAAGAATTAGACCTTGGGAAATATGGCATTTAAAGTCTGATAATACAAAGCTGTACAACACCATTCCTTTAAGACCACAGGTTAGTTTAGAAGAAGCACTTAAGAGAACAATAAATGACTACAAACAAAACGGATTCTGCTGGTTATAAAGAATTAGAATCTAGGTTTGCAGAGTTTGCCGGCAATAAATACGCAGTATCTGTAAATACTGGAACAGCGGCCCTTCACTTAGCCTTGGTGGCTTTGGGTGTTGGGCCTGAAGACGAGGTAATCATTCCAGATTTTACAATGGCGGCTTGTGCTTTTGCTGTATCTTACACTGGTGCAAAGGTTGTAAC